GCTCTTCCGATCTAAAGATCTTTATTACCAAGCTTTAGTAGTTGTTTACAAGAGCCTCGAAAATCTTGTAGATAAAATGGAGTTTTTAAGACAGTTAACATGGTTCAAGATGGCTTGGCTCATAGCGAAGTTCTATATGGGATTCGTTATGATCATGAACATCTCCACGATATTAACATTCCTGGTTACGTTGCTTGTGAGTTTGACCTGGAAAATGATAAAGAAGGTTGCCTTAGTTGATCTCTTTTATGAGGGATTCGGCAGTGTGGTGGATGGAGAAGTGATCCACACTGTTGTTGAGGCAGTGAGGGAAGCTCATGAGGCGACGAGACCAGTGGAGCCTCCCAGTTGGTGGGAGGAGGCTTATGTGTGGTTGATGGACATGGCCATGGATAACTTTGATGTCTTAAGGATATGCTTGGTTATGGTCGCAGGTTTGCTGGTGCTGTTGGCTGTCAAGCGCCTGGTTTGGAGAAGAGCCAAGCGTTTGGTATATACAATGAAGGGTTTTCATTGTGAGGCAATGGTTGAGGGCTCTGAATTTGGGAGTGGAGACATTCCAAGTTTTCAGATACCGATGTATAGGGCCGGGATATTTGTGTCGACGTTCTTGGGATATGGTGTCCGTGTGGATAATACATTATGCGTTCCGACGCATGTGGTGAATTTGGCCAGAGGAGGACAGTTGATGGCCGACACATGGATTTTGCCAAGGACCGGAATCTTATCAAAGTTGCATCCTGATGTAACGTATTATTATTTGCCAGAGAAGACATGGAGTGTCTTGGCAACATCAAAACCAAAAGTTGGGCCGGTAATGGCTGCTGTTGTGGTGTCATGTGCTGGGCCGGATGGGGTTAGTCATGGACATTTGAGACAGACGCCCGATTTGGGACAGGTTACTTACTCAGGATCTACTTTGCCGGGTTTTTCGGGGGCAGCATATTTCAATGGTGATGTTCTTTTTGGTATGCACACAGGGGTGGCGTGCGAGAGGAATATCGGTGTTGCGGCGCATTTGTTGCAGTTTGAGGCCCGTGAGGCATTCGGTCAGATGGAATATAAGGGAGAATCGCCTCTCAACGATAAGACCCATGATAAGGTGTTGAAAACGCAAAATCGCGTGGTTACTTGGAAATCCTCCGATATTTTGGAGAAAGCAAAGAAACTTTGGGGTCCAGCAGGTTCGAGTTGGGCCGATGAAGTTGAAAGGGAATTTGGCGAGTATGAAAATGCTGCTGATCCTTTGGATGAAATAATATCGGAGTTGGATGATGCTAGCAAGAGAAAAATTCTTGCCAAGTTGATGAACAGTACTGAAAAAGTGGTTGTCATGGGGCAGGCGCCAGTGACGGCAACCATGGAGTGGGAAAAAGAAAATCCTATGCATGTGTTGATGGAGAACCTTGTTGCGACTGTAAACGAGCAGGAAACTATTATCCGTAGACATGGTGCTGAGATAAATGGACTAAAAGCGAAGGTTGCTAATCTTGAAAAGAAGAGGACCTTCGCGGTGAATGAGTCCGGCTTGAGGGATTGTCTGAAGAGTGCTGGTGATAAGTTGGTTTCTGCGGCAAACTCAATTGGAAATGCCATCGTAAAGGTGGCGGAAGAGGTTTCCCCCGTGAGAGAAGGGGAAAAAGATGAAATTGAGATGCAGGAGATTACTGATAGTGTAGAAACAGCGGAAGAAGTTGGGAAGAATTTGGAACCTGATGATAGTCAAAAGGTTTACAATCCTACCACAATGAAGATAAAATGTTTTCATTGTGAACGCACTTTTCGGACGATGTTGGGTTTGAAGACCCATAAGATGGTGAAACATGAGTCAGCTTTTAAGTCGGATTTTAGGAATCCCGTCAAAATGCAGGGGAACGCTTTTTTAGGGAAGCGTTACCCTTCGAGGAACTTGAGCAGGACTTCGAGATCCTCGAACGACTCGAACCAATCTATGTCGCGGTCGGCCAACCCCAGAGGTGCCCCATATACGATGGAGCAACTCAAGAAAGTCTTGAGCGAGCTGCTGCCAACTATGGTTGGCCAAAGTTCGGAGAAGCAGCAGAATTAGCTTCTCTGCTTTATCACGGGGGCTTGAGGAGGAAATTCCCTAGGGAAGAGCCACCTCTCGTATTGGGACGACAGGCGATTGATATGGTTTGTGATAGAATGGTCAGTTGTAAGTGGAGGATACCGAGTGACTTCCTTACAAGGGGCCATTTTGATAGGGTTGTAAGGGAACTCGAGTGGACTAGTAGTCCAGGGTATCCATATTGTGTTAGACACCCCACCAATGCGCAGTTCTTTGAGGTTGTCGATGGACAACCGTCTCAGATAGCATTGGATAGAGTTTGGTATATGGTGGTTCAACGGTTAAGGGATCAGACTTCGGATCCCATAAGGCTGTTTATTAAGCCTGAGGCTCATAAAATGAGCAAGTTGTTGGAGCATAGATATAGGATAATATCTAGTGTTTCAGTTATAGATCAGATAATAGATCATATGTTGTTCCAGGAATTTAATGATAGGGTAGTTGAGAATGTTCATTATGTTCCTGCGAAGGTTGGTTGGACGCCGTATATCGGGGGTTGGAAGATGATTAGGCCCCATGGGATGGTATCTGCTGACAAGACCGCATGGGATTGGACAGTTCCCATGTGGATGTTGGACTGGGAATTTCAGGTTAGGGTGAAGTTGTGTGAAAATATGACTGAGCAATGGCTTGATCTTGCCGCATGGAGGTATAATAAGCTGTTCGTCGATGTCACTTTGGTGACTTCGGGGGGTTTATTATTAAAGCAGAGGTTGCCGGGGGCTATGAAATCGGGAAGTGTGAATACCATTGTTTCAAATTCGATAATGCAGGATTTGATGCATTGTTATATTTGTAACAAGTTGGATATTCCGGTTGGACATATTTGGACCCTGGGTGATGATACGATCCAGGAGGATCCCGGTGAGGAGTACTTCGAGGAGTTGAAGAAGTTGTGTGTCATAAAAGAAATAGTAAGGGGAACTGAGTTTGCTGGGCACACTTTTGATGGGATGCATGTGAGTCCAAATTATGTCGGGAAACATGCATATACGTTGCTGCATGTGGATTTGAGGCATGCTAAGGAGATTTGCATGTCGTATGCGCTGTTGTATCATAGGGCGAAACCGTCAGATAAGGAGTTGATATATACAGCATTAAGAAGCTTGGGAGAGACCCTGCCCTCTGAGGCCAAGCTGGACTTGGTTTTTGATGGCAGTGAGTAATGTTTAGGTTGATAGTTTAATCTTGGGTCATACTGTGTTAAAAGCTTCGGCGCCATTAAGAAGCTTGGGA